GCTCTATTTTTTAGTATAATATATGCTTCTATACGATTGGAAAAAGATCTTTTTACTCACTGCAGGCCAACCATCAGGTATTTTTACAATATTTGAAATGTTAGTCAAGGATAGTATACCCCGGAATAAGTACGATCCGATTTACAAATACTATGATATAAATTTTAGTGGTGAATCGTTCCTTGTACATCCAGATGTTCTTTTATACAATTCGTTTAGACATTCTCGACAAGATATAGCAGTATACTTAGCACTAGCAAGTATGCGTTCTTTAGGGAAATACTTCGCCTCTGGCGATATTACACTAGATCTTTTGGAACTCCCAATAGATCCTTTTGAACACTTAAATAACACAGAAGATAGGCTACTTTATATTGAAGATGATAAACTTCATTTTTTATACGAAGAAGTCCCACAGGAGAAAACAAAATGGCATTAAGCTTTAACAAATCAAAGGGTTCCGCTCAAAAATCAAGTATCAGTAGCTACAGCTATGTAGATGGTGATAACTCTATTCGTCTCGTCGGCGACATTCTCGCTCGATACGTTTATTGGATTACTGGTGAAAATGATAAGAATATTCCTCTGGAGTGTCTTTCTTTTGACCGTAATGAAGAGCGGTTTAATAATAAAGAGAAAGATTGGGTTCGTGAATACTACCCCGATCTGAAGTGTGGCTGGAGCTATGTGATGCAAGGCATTCACAATGGCGAAGTTAAGATTGTCAATCTCAAGAAGAAGTTGTGGGAGCAAATCCTTACGGCTGCTGAAGATTTAGGCGATCCTACTGATTCTGAAACAGGCTGGGACGTTAAGTTCAAGCGTGTTAAGACAGGCCCACTGCCCTATAATGTCGAGTATCAGCTTCAAGTATTGAAGTGTAAGCCTCGTGCTCTAGACGATGACGAGTTAGCTCTTGTAGAAGCTCTCAAGTCTATGGACGATGTTATGCCTCGCCCCACTCCAGATGCTCAAAAAGAGTTGCTGGATCGTGTACGCGAAGTAGATACAAATGAAATTGACGAAGAAGCACTCGATAAAGAGTTCGCCATTTCATGATTCTTTTTACGGCAGACTGGCATTTAAAGCTAGGTCAAAAGAATGTCCCACGCGAGTGGGCATTAAACCGCTACAAGTTATTTTTTCAACAGATTTATTCTTTGGAAAAGCAGTGCAACATGCACATTATTGGTGGTGATCTTTTTGACCGTCTGCCGAACATGGAAGAGTTGGAACTTTACTTCTCGTTTATTCGGGAAGTAAAGATTCCTACTATTGTCTATGACGGTAACCATGAAGCTACTAAAAAGAACAAGACATTTTTTACACAATTAAAGCAAGTTACTAGAGATATTAATCCTTTAGTCAACATAGTAGATATTTCGTATATTGATCCCGATATGCAGTTTGGTATATTACCTTATGCCGATCTTCATAGAAAGGAAAGCATTGAAAAGTTTAATACAAATTACCCGTTGTTTACTCATGTTCGTGGAGAGATTCCTCCTCATGTCAAGCCAGAGGTGGACTTAGACAGATTCGAGGACTTTCCAGTAGTTTTCTCTGGAGACCTACACGCACATAGTAATACTCAGCGAAATATTGTATACCCTGGAAGTCCTATGGCTACCTCTTTTCATAGAACGGAAGTCTCTACAGGATATATTCTTATTAATCCCTCTAATTGGAGCTGGATGTGGGATGCTTTTGAGCTTCCACAATTGCTTCGTAAGACAGTTTCTTCTCCAGATGAGATGGAACCTACAGATTATCACCATACTATTTACGAGCTAGAAGGTGATATTCAAGACTTGGCAAATGTAAAGAATAGTGACCTATTGGATAAAAAAGTTGTAAAGCGTAATAGTGAAACAGCATTAGTAATAAATAAAGATATGAGCATCCAAGAAGAGTTAGTAGAGTACTTAGCCTATATCTTAGAATTAGAAGAAGGAAAAATTAAAAATATAGTAGGAACTTTTAATGATTACGCTCAAAAAACTTCGATGGGATAACTGCTTTAGCTATGGGCCAGGAAATGTTCTGGACCTGGAAGAAAATACAGTAACTCAAATAATTGGTACTAACGGTATGGGGAAGTCCTCCATACCGTTAATTATTGAGGAAGCCCTTTTTAACAAGAATTCGAAGGGTATCAAAAAAGCAGATATACCAAACAGATATATAAATAATGGATACAGTATTTATCTAGAATTTACAAAAGATTCTGATAAATACACTGTGTCAATTGATAGAAAGTCAAATATTAAAGTTGCATTTCTAAAGAATGGTGAAGATGTTTCTAGCCATACTGCAACAAACACGTTCAAAACTATTCAAGAAGTCATAGGTACAGACTTCAAAACCTTTTCACAGTTAGTGTATCAGAACACAAATGCGAGCTTGCAGTTCTTAACTGCTACAGATACTACTCGTAAAAAGTTTCTGATAGACCTTCTGCACCTTGAAGAATATGTAGAACTTTTTGAATTATTTAAGGGTGTATCAAAAGACCTATCTCTTGAGGTCTCTGCGATACGTTCTAAAATTGCGACAGTAGATAAGTGGTTAAGTGATAATAAATTGAGCGATACTACCGTACTGCCAATCGTAGAAATTGAAAACGACACGGAAGAACTTGAGAATCAATTCCGTTCATTAACAAAAGAAATTGAAAATATTTCGGAAAAAAATAAAAAAATCTCACAAAATAATCAGTACATTGACCTGTTAAAGAAAATAGATATACAGAAAGTACAGAGTATAGAAGTAGAAGAAAAGCAATCCTATGATACTTTACAGTCGGATCTTGGCAATCTCAACGGGGTCATAGCGGGTGCTAAGAAACTGATGAAAAAACTAGAAGATTTGAAGGATAAGTGTCCAACTTGTGAGCAGCCTGTAGAGCAGTCTTTTAAGCAGAGTCTAATTACGGAAGAGGCTACAAAGATTGCATTTGCAGAGGAGAAAATGCGTGAAATTACAACAAGAATACAAAAAATTAAACGAAACAATGAGCAGTTTGAGTATAAAAACAAAATGCAAAGAGACTGGGAGGAGCTTTACAGAAGCATTAATAGAGATCTGCCAATGGCCAGCTTGGATAAAGGAGAGCTCGAAGAGCGCCTGGCAGGAGTACGAGCTGAGTTGGTTTCGATGCAAAAGTCTGTGGCGGAAGCAGCAGCGGAAAATGAAAGAAGAACGAAGCAAAACACAAGAATCCAAGTAATACAAGAACAAACAGATAGTTTTATTTCACAGTTAGAAGAAGCACAAGAGTCTTTAGATAAAGTAGAAAGTGTATATTCTAACTTGGAAGTGTTAAAGAAAGCATTTAGCACAAACGGCTTAATTGCTTACAAGATCGAAAATCTAGTAAAGGAACTCGAAGAATTAGTAAACACTTATCTTGGAGAACTTTCAGACGGGCGTTTTACCCTTGAATTTGTTGTAAGTAATGATAAGCTAAACGTGCAAATAACAGACAATGGAAACATTGTCGATATTCTTGCTCTTTCTTCTGGAGAGTTGGCAAGAGTAAACACCGCTACTCTTATAGCTATTCGTAAGCTAATGAGTAGTATTTCTAAGTCACGAATCAATATTCTTTTCTTAGATGAAGTCATAAACGTACTCGATGAGACAGGTAGAGAAAAGCTAGTAGAAGTTTTACTAGGTGAAGAGAATCTAAATACCTATGTAGTCAGTCACGGTTGGACTCACCCTTTGTTAGAGAAGATTGAGGTCGTAAAGCGAGAAAATGTGAGCGCCCTTGAATGAGAAAACCTATAAGAAGGTTAGCAGCACAACGTAGAATATGGTTATTATCTAAAGCGAAAGAAGAAGAATTAAAGGAGGAATTAGATGCTAGAACTGACGGAAGCCTTAGTAAAAGCACTAGAAATGAAATACAAAGGTCAAATGGAAGAAGCTCGAGTGAATATGGCAGTATACATGACCAACCCAGCAGGGATAGGAGAGCATCCTGAGATTATAGAAGCAATCGACACTCAAGTCGCAAAGTTTGCGGAAGCCCAAGAAAAATTGGTAGCATTGGATGATATTATAGATGGTTGATAGTAGAGCAAAAGGAGCAAGAGGTGAGTACTTAGTACGAGATATGCTTCGAACAGCTACTAATCTACAATTCGAAAGAGTCCCTAACTCAGGGGCTCTTGAATACTTAAAAGGAGACTTATATGTCCCTAATGAGAAAAATAGATTTTGTATTGAAGTAAAGAATTATTCCGAGTCCCCTCTCTCAGATAAAATATTCACAGCAAAAAAGACAAACAATCTAATTCGCTGGTGGAAAAAAGTAGAAAAACAAGCAAAGGGCGGAGATCAAGAGCCCTTATTATTTTTTAAGTATAATCGTTCCCCAGTATTTGTAGTCACAAATCTACAACCTAGAGGCTCAGAAGACTGGATGTTTATACAATTTTTGAACTGTTTTATACTACTAGCAGATACTTGGTTAGAGAATGAAACAGTGGAGTTTTTAAAGAATGGCATTCAATTTTAGTGAAAAAATTATAAATCCAAGTGATAAAACCACTCTTATAGTAGACTCTTTAAACCTAGCTTTTCGATGGAAACATCAAGGACGTACAGATTTTCGATATGACTATCAACGTACTGTAGAATCCCTTGCAAAATCTTATGACTGTAAGAACTTAATTATTACAGCAGATTGGGGATCCTCTACTTATAGAAAAGGCATAAGCCCTGAATATAAGCAAAATAGAAAAGAAAAGTTTGCAGAGCAGACAGAGCAAGAAAGAATTGCATTTGAAGAGTTCTTTGAAGAGTTTGAAGCATCCCTAGAGGTACTAGAAGAAGCGGGGTACCCCATACTTCGATATAAGGGAGTAGAGGCAGACGATATTGCTGCCCACTTGGTAAAGGAAAGAAACAAGTATGGATTAGAATATATCTGGCTTGTTTCTAGTGATAGAGACTGGGACTTACTTATTCAAGATAATGTTGCCCGATTTTCATATGTAACGAGGAAGGAAGTTACGCTTGATAATTGGTCAGATCATTATGAATGCACTCCCGAAGAGTATATCTCTTTAAAATGTCTAACAGGAGATAAAGGAGATAATGTTCCCGGGATCCCTGGCATTGGACCGAAGAGGGCAGTACAGTTAATTAAACAGTATGGAGATGCAATGAATATTTATGATGCTACTCCGATACCTAGCAGTTATAAGTTTATTCATGCGTTAAATCAAAACGCAGACCAGATTTTACAGAATTATGAACTTATGGATTTAATAACTTATTGCGATGACGCAATTGGAGCTGATAATATATCAGATATTGAAAGGAGATTATCAAGTGTCGTTTAATGTTACAGTAGATTATCGACGAGATCGTTATCTATCGGAGTTTAGTAAAAAGACTCTACAAGATAGATATTTGA